TTATCAGTCGCAGCAGCTTCGCTAACGTCCACAATCGTCAGCAAGTCGCCCGTTGCCTGACTACCTGCAGCAAGAGCAGTCAGATCAGTAATTTTGCGGTCGGCCATTGCTTACGTTTTGATGACGTACATCATTGCAATGTTACGCGGCCTGGCCTCACTGCCACCAGCATTGTTAGTACTGATGCCTGTGTGACCAAGATTGACGGCAATGCCAGTTGTAGCCGTTTCAGTCGGCTCAAACCCGCTGAAGCCCACACCAGATTCTTCAATCACACCATCACCAGAGTGACTGTTTGTGTACGCAACGTTGTGAAAGTGACCAGGGTCATTGATGCTGTGACCGTGACCGGGGTCAGTGACGCCGTGGTTGTGCTGCAGGTTTTGGCTTGACTGCGAGCTGCCAAAACTGCGGCCACTATCTACGCCACGAGAATCGTCCCAACCACGGACAAACTCACCGCGTAGATCTGGAACGTTAAACGTGCTGCTTCCGTCGCCTTCACCGTGCGTCGTTCCAATAATCGCGAACAGATCGGCGTATGTTGTCCGGCTGACTGCAGCACCGTTGCACTTCAGGTAGCCACTGGGTGCAGTGGTCGTCGCCATCATGTGAACCGATCCAGTCGGCACCGCTTGCGGCAAAGCAGCAAAGCTTAGGTTGCCGCTGCCATCTGACTGCAACACGTCGTTGGCGTTGCCATCACTGCTAGGCAGGGTCAGCGTGATGTCGCTGCTGACGTTTGAAGGGGCTTGGATCGCAACAAAGTTGCTGTTGCTCGTATCCCGCAGCCTTAATGCTTTGCGATCACGGATCGTGATGCCGTTGCTGTCGAAGTGAGCACGGCGCGTTCCACCCGTTGCAATATCAAGCGTGTCAGCTGCGCTGAAGTAAATCCCGGTGTTGGTGTCGTCAGATCGCCGGATCGGCAAGCTGCTGACCGTTCCAGCAGGCACGCCGACGTTGCCGGTAAACGTAGGGCTAGCAATAGTCGCTAGTCCAAGGTTGGTCTCATTAAGAGAGCCAATGGTGATGAAGGACGTATTGGTTCCGTTTCTGATCTTCAACTCGTCATTAGTTTCATCTGCCCAGATCATCCGGGCAACAGAATTATCAGCACTAGGCTCAGACGAACTCGCATTCAGGCTGTAAATCGCAGCCATGTTGGAGTTGATGTCCGAGCGGACATTCGCTCCAGTGTCGTTCTGGATCGGAGTGGATTTTGTCTCGTTTACAAAGGACATCAGCCAATCCCGTAGCCAGTAGCGGTCCAGGTGATCGCTTTTGCCACTCTACTCCTGGTAGCAACGTTCGTGCTGTCGTAGACAGATACGTCAAAGCCAGTCGCAGAAGGATTGCTGATCACATAGTTTTCACCACTGTCTTGAACCTGCATCACAACCCCTACATCAGGAGCCACATAGAACTTGTTGCCAGTGCCGTAAGCCACTGACACGTCTGCACTGGTGCTGGTCGTCACCGTTCCAGTGATGGTGCGCCTTGGCATTTGCGCTTCAACGCGCAGCTGGTCAACAGCAATCTGCTCCTGAGCACCGCCAGTGCTGAACTCTGCTTTGACCTGGTAGCCACGGGCCTTGAACTCAGCGTTGTTAAACCGACGCCAGCTCGTGAACGTAGGTGAACCCGCAGGGTCGTCCTGTGTGGTGCGGATATATAGCTCAACGTCACAGGTGTTTGGTGCGGTGCCGTCAAACTCAGTGATCAGGTCAAAGTCAGGCTCATCGTCAATACGCTCTCCATACGGGAAAAAGCTACGAGCCCGCAATGTGCTGTCCAGCCTCAGGCTGAAAACATCGCTCAACGTAAACGTGTTGCCGCTGTTGAAGACATACGTTCCAGACGTGTGCAGCTCGCTGTCGCCTTGCAGAGTGAAGTTACTGTCGTCCTCTAACAACAGCGCATTCCCATCCTCAAGGTCAAAGTCACCAAGTGCATTTAGCTCATTGCCTGTAGTCGCAAGCTCTAGCTCATTGTTTACGGCGTCTACCGTCAGGTTGGTCTTGGTGCCGCTAAACGATGGGTCCTCCGTAGAGCCCAACGCACCAACAACTTCAACGCTCTGAAGATCTGCCTTCGTAAATTCGATCAGCGCAGCGGTCAGACTTTCGCGGCCACCAGAGTCAACAAACTTGGCGCTGTACGTTCCAGCCTTAAGGTCGGCATACGCTTCAGTTGCAGAGCCTGAGATCTGCTCAGAAATGCTGGTTGAAGTTGGCCAAGTGACGCCGCTTAGATCAGGCGAATGACGCAGACGCACATAACCGCCAACACGAACATCTAGATCAGCAGCTTGTGTCCAGGTCAGACGTGCCTGGCCGTTGACCGGAATCATGCTGAAGTTAGTCACCGCAGCTGGTGCAGCAGTTTTGCCCTGCAGCTCAAAATCAGCCGCAGTGATCTGACTGCCCTTGTTCAGGTAGTTCTTGGCCTGAATCTGCACATACAAACGACCAGCTCGCAGGTTTCGCAACGTGACTGATGGCGAAGACGTATCAACGGCCTGCCAGTTGTCATTGTCAATCCGGTACTGGACGCGGAACTCACTGACATTGACGCGATCATGGTTCCAGCTAACCGACGCACCAACAAACACCCCGCTAGCTTCTTCGTACAGAAATTCTTCAGTGGTGACGCTATCGACCGCGTTGGGGATCAACGACAGGTTGCTGATGTCCCGGTTAGTCAGCTCAACATCAGCTTCAACCGCGTCATAAATTGTGCTGTTATACGCAACGGCACTGACGCCATAAATGCCTTCTTCTGCCTCAGCAACAGATACAACGCGGAACTGCTGGGACTGAACCTCATCGTTCTGGAACAGGAAGACCGATCCAGCAGCAGGTGCCTCGCTAAATGCACTGGCAACGTCAATCTCTGCCGTTCCATCCGCAAGCAAAGTGATGCCACCAACTGGCACGTCTTTCTGCTCAACCAAGCCAGTGGACAACATCACTGACAGCTTCGGGTTGTTAGCAGCAGCCAAGGAAGTAGTCAGGCCGTTGCTGCTGTCTGTTGTGATCTGCGTTGTGGTCGCAGACTTAACACGTCCAGAACGACGCGCTCCAGCCCGCACAGGATCAGCAATGTCGATGACCATGCCAGGTCGCAGGATGATGCCGCTTTCAATCGCAACGCTGAACTGGATCGTCTCAGTCAGATTCTGCTCGGACAGCAGCGTCCATTTACCAATCCGATGCGCTTGACCTTGGCTGTAACAACCAATGGCCTTGATGTCCTTTTTGATGATGCCGTACTTGGCGACCGCATCATGGTCTTCAACGTATTCATATTCCACATCACCATTGGTGTCGTATGACTGCCAAGCCACAACAGCAACTGTGTGGCGTGCTTTCTGGGACGTGCCCTGATATTGGAAGATGCCGTCAACAACATTGCTAGGGCTGAGCAGATA